ACGATCAGCTGTTTTCTTTTTCGTGCCAAGTAAGTCAACATAATCAATAATTACTAAATCGGGTTTAATACCCATATCAGTTACTTTTGTAATATGTGATTCAATTGTTGACATAGTTGCGCGGCCTGTTGGGAATTCTTTTATTATTAATTCACCTTCTAAACTAGGCATTATTTCTTCTATTTTTTCACGATTCTTTAAAATTCTATCAACTGGTATTTTACTAAAGAAAGCATCATATCTTCTTCCAACATATTGTTCACCTAATTCTAAAGTATAATGAATAACATTATAACCCATTCTTACAGCATATCCTCCTAATGCTACTAAAGACCATGATTTACCACCACCAGGATTACCAAATATTAAACCGAAGTCTCCATTACCTAATCCTCCTTGTAATAATTCATTTATTCTACCCCAAGGTGTAGGAATTGTTGTTCTAGCATCTTCTCTAAATCTAGATTCTAAGTCTTTTAAATATTCGTGTCCTACATTTTTATCATTACCAGCTTGTAAAGCATTTGATATAATAGATTTAATTGAATCAAAATCACCTGCTTTTAATAAATCAACAGATGACATTAATGCTTTTTTAATTTGTTGGTTTTTACAAAATCCAGTAAATTCTTCTTGTACATACTCTAAATCTTCATCTGATGCTTGGTATGCCTCTCTTAATTGTTCTTTAACTGATAATTGTAGTACTTCGTTATCAATTTTTTTAACTTCAACCTTTAAAATATCCATTGAAGGTGTAGTATGATACTTATCATAATATCTTATTACCTCTTTAATAATCCATTTATGAGCTTGATTATCAAAATATTCATCACTTAGAATATCTTGAATATTAACCAAAAATTCCTTATGTGTTAATAAGGAAGATAGCACCTTTATTTGAAAATGAGGGCCGTATTGGTTTAGGTTTTTTAATGTCATATAACTTATTCTTTTATAACTAATTTTTCAAATATATCTTTTACCCAAAATTCTACATTTCTAATCATTCCACCTAATTTGTCTTGATTATAAAATGCTAAGAACTGTTCTGGAATGTAAGGAGGAACTTTTGAATCGACAAGCTGATTTAAGTATTCTTTTTCTTTATCACTTATCATTGGATTTTCTAGATTCATAATTTTATAATTATTTTCCATTTCATCCATATTTTGAAGTACTCTAGCATATACTACATGGTCTTTAAATTTAGATTCACATATACTAAATATATCTTGTAAATCCATATCTCGCTCCATTAACTCAGGGAATTTTTTATATATACCTTTTTCACCTAATCCCTTAACTCCTTTAATTTTATCTGAATTATCACCTAATAATGTTTTATGTAGTAAGAAATTTTTAGGTGACATTTTATATTTATCAATTACTGTTTGTTCTGTATAGTATTCTTTTTCCATAGGTCTATATACTATAACATTATCACTAACTAATTGAATAAAATCCTTATCTGATGATACTATAAATGCTTTGTCTTTGGGATCCTTAATTACAACTTTGCTTAAATATGATATAATATCATCTGCTTCTACTTTATCAATACTAACAGTTTTAACAGGTAATGTTTTTAAGTATTGAATTACTCTAATCATTTGGTCTACCTTTGAATCATCTTCATCTTGTTTATCATCAAAAGCATCCCAATTAGTAATACGTTGTAAATCTCTACCTGATTTATATAGTGGATTAATGTTTTTTCTATTATTAGCTGACCCAGCCCCATCAAATACTACATATACTTGTGTTGGGTCTATTTGACGAATCATAGCGCCTAATGAACGAAAAAAACCACCTAAACCTCCAATGTGAACCCCATCTGGATTTACCATATTCATTACTGCAAAGTTTCTAAAGAATAAATTTAGACCATCTATAAATAATATTCTCTCACTCTGTACAGTTTCCTCCCCTTGTTCTTGAATTCCATCAAGAAGCTTAAATAGTTCTTTTTGTTTCATCTAATTATTTTTAGTCCCGTAAATATACGAAAGATAATTCAGGTATCAAAGTTTACTGTGGCTCATCTATATGAGATGTTATGTCTGAGTATGCTTGGTCTTCTTCAACTACTCTAAAATCACCTCCACCTAATATAGCTTTCCATTCATCTTTCATTTCCTCTTTATATGCTTTTAATTCACGATCATTATCGTTAATAAAACCATGAGGAGTCATAACAATTTTACCTCTAGTAGTAACACCATTAATATGATTTTTATCAATTTGAATATTTACTCTTTTAGCAAATTCAACTTGTTTACCATCTTTAATAGCTTTAATTTTAGAAGTTCCAGCTGACATAATATTACCAAATGTAACTACAAATGTAGAATCAAACCACATAGCATAACCACCTTTATTCATTAATTTAGGTTGACCCATTGGTGATTCTGCTTTTAATGTCCATACTTTATTAATACAAACTAATGTATTAGTATAAGGTGATGATTCTTTTCTTGATAATGTAATTTTTTGATTTACATTATTACCAAATTGAGTTGACATAGCACCTGCATTCCATTCGTTATTATTTTTATTTGATTTAAGTGACATTTCACAAGGTACTGAACCTATTGAATCCCATAAGAATAATAAATCATAAGGTAAATTACCTTTTTTCTGTTCATCAATTAAATCTAAAATAAAACCAGCTACATCTTCAATAGAATTAATAGTTTCTCTATCAACATAAATAAAATTACCTTCATAATTTAAAACTTCACCGGTTTTAGGATCTTTAACTTCCTTAACATCCATACCCATTTGAGTTGCATGTTCCCAATTCCATTTCATCTCAGTAATAATAAATACTGGTAGTATTTTACGTTTCTGAGCTGATACTGCAGCTTCAATCATTGCTGTTGTTTTACCTGTATCTGAATGTCCTCTTAATAGAACAATATGTCCCATTGGAATACCAGGAATAGAGGTAACGTCTTGAAATGCTTGAGATAAAGGGATCCATTCTTGATCTTTAAACTTAATGTTTTGTTTTAATCCCTTTTTCTCTTTAAATGCATCTAAATTAAAATTTGATTGTATTTCTGCAGAGACTGCTTCCGTTAGTGATTTTTTCTTTCTCGCCATGTATTAATTTATTAAAATGGTAAATCGTCCTTATCTTCTTTATCATCCTTAAATAAATCATCAAATTGATCTACTTTAGGTTTACTCTTATTTACATCTAATGAGTAATTATTTTTGTCACCATCAAATGGTACTGCTGGTTCAGATGAAATACTACCTTCTTCAGCATCAGGAGCTAAAAATTCTTGTAATCCTGCTTTAACCTCATCAAAAGTAAGTCTTTTAAATACTTTCATTGGGTCAGGTTGATTTTCAAGTATATTTTTAACAACTGCTTCGTCATTTGATATTGGTGATAATTTTAAAGATGGACTAACTGATGTTTTATTATAAGGAGTTCCTGTTACTTCAGGTCCTACAGTAGTTAATTTAATATCTCTACCTTGTGTTACATCAGTAAAATCTCCAATTTCTTCATCTGAAGCCATATTTAAGAAATCTTGATAAACTTCTTTACCAAATTGCCATAATTTAACACCTTCATCTTCTTGTCCTCTTACTACAACAGGAGCAAAAATACGAGTTTTAGCGTCTAATTTTTTAGCTAATCTCCAATTTTCTTTATCTGAAGTTTGACGTAATTGTTTTGTGAATTCTTGTATTGGATCTTTTTCACCCCAGTTTTGTGGTGATGCCATTACTCTTGGTCCTATACCATAATAGAATAACATTTCTGTAAATGGTATTTGTTTATTGTACTTATTAGGTACTACTCTAACTACTTGTTTTCCAACAGATGGTTTCCAAAATAAATTTTTTCTTTCACCTCCGGAATTGTTAGATTGTTTGTTTAGTGATTCTAAACGTTGTTTAATCAAATTTAAATCCATGTTTTATAACTTTTTTATTAATGTGTGAATATACGAAATACAGCTAGGCAATCCTAACTATACTTCAAGAATTTTATGAATCTTAGTTTTTAATTGCTTCAATTCATCTCTTTGGGTAAGTAAAATTGTATTTCTATAATGTTCCCAAGTAATTGGAAATTTAGTATCAACTACTCCTCCATTTAATTTTTTAATTAATTCATTAAGAGCATTAATAGTATACAATGTGTTTGATTCTTTTTTTCTATGTACTAGAATTGTATTTTGTGGTAAGCTATCTAGATTTGCCTGGTCAATATTATATGTACAAACATACTCATCATTGCTTTTAATATGCAATACAAATATCTTATTATACATGATATCGTATTTAGAAGTTAGACCTTCAATTAATGAATCTAACTCCTCTAGAGTAGTAAATGTGCAAAATAATTTGTTATTCAAATCTTTTATATTTAATGTAGAGAATTCGTTAAAATCATCTACAGTATACATATTAACCGGTTTATCTAAAATCGTAGTTGCTTCCATAACTTTCTTTTATTTGTAATTTATAATTTTTAATTATCTGTTTAATTTCTTCAATCAAACCAACTTCACTTTCATCAAAATCAAACAAAAACGAATCATAAGTATATAAGACCAGCTTAGTTTTTCGGTTTTTTAATGATTTAAATATGTCCCACAATATACGAACATTCATTGACGTCTCCAAGTTTTGTAAAACATAATTTAAAAGTTTTTGAGGTTTCATGTCATCTAACTCATCTCTTTTATATAAATGTTTTGAAATAGGACACTCAATGTAGCCGTCTTTGTTAAATCTTTGCCACAAATCATCCACATATATTTGAACTCTTTGAAAAAATTCCAGATCTTTAAACTGTTCAAATACTCCTCCGTATAGTTGTTTGAATGTTAATTCTTTAGATTTTTGGTAATCCACCTTGTACATTTTTGCAAACGCCTTGTGGATGTCTTCTTCGCCAAAATCATAACCCACCAACAACCCAAGAAGAGTAGGATGATAAGCACCAATGTCAAGCTCAACAAATTTATCATTACGTGGAATAAAACACGTCCTACATCCATTATCTTTATTAAGTGCTGCGTAATTAATTCCATTAAATTTATTTGCGGGTCTTGTTGTTAAGGTTTTGAAGTTATATTGCGTGTATACGTATTCGCTACGCTCATCGTAAAAGTACGATTTGAATCTGTCTCTATCAATTCGTAGACCAC